TGACGATGATTATTCTCAACATCATAACTATAAACAAATACTAAAATCAATATTAAGCATTAGAAAATTTTCTAATATAGATATAATATTTTTTTATTCTTCAAAATTTGATTTATCAAAAGAAAGTTTTTTTAATGATAATAATATAAGTTTAGTTCGGTTTAACAATGAGGATGTACTAGTTAGATGGACAGATAAAATTCCAGAATACCCATGGAATAGGCATTTGCATCACAGATGGCACAATATGATAGAGTCATTAAAAAGATTTAATTTAGATCAAATTCTATATTTAGATACTGATACTATATTTTATAAAAGTCCAGAAGAATTATTTAATAAATATAACAAAGATATATTTTATTTAAAAAAAGAATTAGATGATAAAGTTGTAAACGATTTAACCTTAAGTTTAAATATAATGCCAGCAATAAATGATGGACAAATAATAGTTTCAAAAAATGCACTTGGACCACACATTGATTTTTTTATGACGATGCTTGTGGACAAAATTTCACATTTTACAAATGTTATATATAATGAATTAAATAATTCTAATGATCATATTTTATTTTGGACTATATCTCAGTATTCTGCATTTTCTGTTATTAAAGACTTAAATATACAGCATGAATATTTTGATGAAGATGATATATCTCTTGGCCTTAATTTTGACAAACAAGATAAAAGTAAAATTTTTATACACCACTACTTTAGTTCTAATATGGCCAGGTACTATGAATAAGACATTAGATAGGCACATTCTTCAATCTAACATGTTTGAATACTATTTTAACCTATGTGGAACTGATAAAGCAAGAGATCATGGATACCACGAAGCATACTCAAAACTGTTTAAAGATAGATATTCTGTTAAAAATATATTTGAAATAGGCATTGGCCTAGGATTTTCAAAAAATGCATGGAAAGTTTTATATCCAAATGCTAAATTATTTTTTGTAGACAACAATCTTGATTTCTTGATTAATGAAGATGACGTATTTTCTTATTATGCCGATCAAAACAATATTGATACATTTAAAGACTTTAGATATAAGACTAATGAAATATTTTATGATTTAATAATTGATGATGCTTCACATAACTTTGAATTAACATATAGCACATTTTTAGAAGTATCCCAATGGCTAAATTATGAAGGGGTATATATTATAGAAGATATTAAAGACTTAGACGTAGAAAAATGGAAGTCAAAATTAGAATCACAAATAAATAAATATGCTGTAGAATATATAGACTTAACAGATACTCATAAAACAGAATATAATGATAGTTATCTAGTTATTGTTAGGAGGATAAGTGAATAAAGAAGTTGGATTAATTAAAAATGTTTTAAACCCAAGAGACTTTGATAGACTTCGTATGCATTTTAAAAATCACGAAGGATTAAAATCTGTGGGAACTGACGAGTTTGGTAGAAAATTAGCGGGAGATCAATCGGAGCCAATATTAAAAGAGTTTAGTGAAATACTGTTGCCAATAGCAAGAGAATACTTTGGAAGTCAGACTATGCTTCCATCATATTCATTATTTGCAGAGTATTCTGATGAAACTATTAGTCTTCACAAGCACAAAGATGCAAATGCTTGCACATATACCCTTGACTTAGTTCTTTATCAAGGAGATCCTTGGGCCCTATATGTAGATGGCAAAGCATATACAGCAATGCCAAATGAAGCAATCATGTTCATGGGTGAAGAGTATGAACATTGGAGAGAAACCCTTTATAATAATACTGGTAAGATTGGAGTAGTATTTTTCCATTATGTTGAACCAGATCATTGGTGGTTTACAAAAGGGCCAGAACATATTCAAGAAATTTTAAAAACAAAAAGAATGGAGCAAGAATGAAAACTGTAGACACAAGATCAATTAAGAACTTCCTTCCAGCAGAACTATTTGAGAAGATAAAGAAGCAAATACTAGAAATGAATCTAGGACCTGATGGACCACATTTTTATCACACCGTTGCAGGTAGATGGTTAGAGGAAGTACGCTTTGACCTTGAAACAGAAGCAGAAATTCTAGAAATAGCAAAGAAGGCATTTGGCTCTGATACCCTTCTTAGAGCAGGATTTCACACTGGCAGATACCAAAAGCAAAACGGTATCAAACCACAACTATGGAAACACTATGATCAATCAGCCTGTCAGTATTCACTAGATATTTGTATTGACAAGAATGTTGACTGGCAATTAGCAGTAGATGATGTTTTTTATGATGAGCAGCCAAATGACTGTATTGTGTTTTGTGGGAATGACAGTATGCACTGGAGACCAGAGTTTCCTACAGAAGATGAGGATAAGTTTGTGCACCTGCTATTTATGCAATTTGCAGAACCTGATCACTGGTTTTTTGTAGAAGGCTCAACCGATGGGTTTAATAGACATGGACATGAAGCAGATTTTAAATTTAGAGCAAAGATGGGATACTGGTCAACCCCAGATTATTCCGATGGGCGACCAGTATGTAAGTGCTGCGACTATAGGAATGTTCCTAATTTTGAAGAACGGTATCAATTAGAAAAGCATCTCTGGGAAACTCTTTAATTTTATTATTTGAGTTAAATGTCAAACAGGATAGGCTTATTAAGTTATATAAAACATGATATAATATCAATGTCTAAGAGGAGAAATTAATGCCAATTATCGGAGTCACAGGTTCACAGAACACTAAGGGGTTCTTGCAACCAAACCCACCAACTATTGTTTCAGCAACAGATGTCGGAACATCACGGGCATATAACAATGGAGCAGCATCTGTAGCATTTACACCAGCAGCATCTGGTGCCCCAGCAACCTCTTACACAGTAACTTCCTCACCTGGAGGGTATACAGGTACAGGCTCTTCTTCACCAATAGTAGTCGCTGGACTTCAGTCAAATACAGCCTATACATTTACAGTAACAGGAACTAACGCTGCTGGTACGGGAGAAGCATCAAGTGCATCCTCATCAGTAACAGCCACAACAGTGCCACAGGCTCCAACCATTGGAGCAGTAAACGCAACTGCAGTAGGAGTAGTAACCGTTGCATATACAGCAGGAGCAACTGGAGGAAAAGCAGTTTCGGCTTATACTGCAACTTCATCCCCTTCCAGCATTACTGGTACTGGTTCAAGTCCAATTTCTGTATCAGGTCTTGCACAAAAAACGGCATATACATTTACAGTAACTGCTACTAACGCAAATGGCGTATCTTCAGCATCTTCTGCATCCTCATCAGTAACAACATTTTTAGCAACACTAGTAGATACATTTGATAGGGCTAACGGTGTTCTTGGAACATCTTCTGATGGATTGTCAACTTGGACAGTTGATAGGGGAACATTTAGCGTAGACTCAAATATGGCTTATTCAGCAAATGCTGCAGACTCAATGGCAACTGTTGCTCTTTCTACTTCAGCAATTAGCAATGCCCAGGTAGATATGTATTCAGATCAAGGAGGTGTTGGTTTAGCAATTTGGGTCACAGACTCAGCATCTTATTGGGGTATATATCCAAACTATACAACAACAACAGTAGTAGGATCAACAACAACATGTAACGGGCCAGGATTTTCAGGAACAAGCGGAAATAGTTGTTCAACAGGCTCAAACGCTACTGGATCTTTTGGTCCATTTAACGTAAACGCTGGATGCTACGATGATTATTCTCCAAATTATGCTACCACTAGAGCCACTTGTGGTGTACCAACACCAGTAAGAACTGGTCTTGGTAATATCTGCAATCCTAATCGTTATGGGTACTTTATTGATTGCGCCTTTAATGGCGGTGGATATAACTATACAACTAATACAAATGTTTCAAACGTTACAAACACAAACTATGTAACTAACTATACATCTCAACTAAGAATTAAAAATCCAAGTACTGTTGTTGTTAATAACCAGTTTGCATCAAGTATTAACCCAGTTCGTTCAATTGCAGTAAGCACTTCAGGAAATGTTATTACTTATACTGGATATAGCGCAGTAAACAAGGGTGGCTCAGCAATAGTCACTGGTACTTATGATGCAGGAGCAGGAACAAAGGGAAGCAGGGTTGGAGTATTTAAAACTTCTGCTGATCATCTTCAAGGGTCTTATGTTAACAACATAAATGTAACAGTGGTATAATTATTAGGGGTAAAAATGGAAAATGATAGACCTGCACGGCCATGGGATCTTTTCAATAAAAATATTGGAAAGGTTACAGAAAAAATACAGGAAGAAAGACTTTCTATCTGTAATGAATGTCCAAGATTTATCAAAATAACAGGACAATGCAAGGAATGTGGATGTGTAATGAAACTAAAAACATCATTACCAAATGCAAAATGCCCACTTGGAAAGTGGGAGGCAGTAAGAGTGTCTTATACTAAGGAGATGGAATAAATGACAACAGAAACTATAGAAGAGTTAGTACCAGCAAGAATAGCCTTTATAATTGATGGAGTAGTTGCGGATGTATTAAATACAGATGACCGACTTGCTGCTATTTTTTTAAGTCAGCCCAAGGTGGTTGATGTAACAGAAATTAGTCAGTCAGAGTTTATAACATCTGGATATCTATATAACGAAGAGTTAAATACTTTTACAAGGTTTACAGTAGAAGAGACCCCTGGAGCAGTTGTTGACGCTGCATTACCAGATGCACCAATTGTTGTAGATACAACTCCTACTGAAGACTAATATTTTTTAAAAATAATAATAATTAACTGGGGGCAAAAATTACAAACGTTATACAGTTTATAAATAGTCTTATATTGGAGACTCCACCTCCAGAACCTTCTATTAACTTTATGCCTGAATGGTATAAAGATGCTCCTATTTTTGTAAAAAACAAAGTAGTTGAAGGTAGTTATATTAAAAAAAATGGAGTTTCAACTAGACAAACTAACTCTACTATTAAAAAATGCATGCCAGTTTTTGATACTTTAACTGCTGGATATATACTAAAAATACCAAGCGATGTAACCGTGTTTCAATCAAGAGAAAATCCAGGCGATGAAGATTATAAAACACATTTTGCATGGACTGCAGAATGTCCAATTGAGTCACATAATATAGAACAGGTTGAAGGATACCCGCACTCTGGAGTTCATTTAAAAGGATTGCCAAAATTTATTAATCCTTGGATAATTAAAACACCTCCAGGATATTCTTGTTTATTTACTACACCAATGCATAGAGGTCTTCCATTTACAATTATGCCTGGAATAGTAGATACTGACACTTTTGAGCATCCAGTAAACTTTCCTTTTCAGATGAACGAAAAAGGTTTTGAAGGGGTTTTTAAAACTGGAACCCCAATGGTTCAAGTAATACCATTTAAAAGAGATGAATTTATTTCAGAAGTTTACATGTCTGATGAAGATTATAAAGAAAAATATAAAGATTCAACAGTTAATACTACACATTTTGAAGATTCTTATAAAAAAAGTTTTTGGCATAAAAAAATATTTAGATAAAATTGTTCTTATATAAAAATACCCCCAAGGACAAGATCCAAGGGGGTAAATCTTTATATAAAACTATTTAGGAAATTTATTCATCCACATTCTAGTTTTAGGTGTTATGCCCTTCCAAGAAGACCAATCTTCTCCACCCCTAGACATGTAGTATGCAATCTCAGCATTTTTGACGGGATTGAATAATTCAGCGTTAGAGTCAAGATCAAACTTATCTCGTCTATCTGGACCCAGTGTATCAATCATGTTAATTTGGAACATTCCATATGAGGAGTCCCCAGTCTTATGGTTTCCGTTAAATGCTAAGGGACGACCATTAGATTCTTTCTTGGCAATAGCCCACGCCACCACCAAGTCGTTGCCTTTAAATCCCACCAAAGAAAGCAACTTCTTTAATTCAATATCTGTAAGATTTGTTTTGTTTTCATAACGTTCTAACATTTTTGCTTTAGAAACAACAAAAGCCACCTTGTGGGTGGCAGCAGGGTTTTCAGCCTGTTTAATTAGTAAGTTGTTTTCCGTAGTTGATGCATTGGCAAAATTGCTAAATGGTGCAACAACCCCTACCAATGCTAGGATTCCAATCCAAGCCTTTTTATCTCTTCTCATAATAAAAACCTCCTAGAGACTAAAAATGCTACTTGTTAGTAGCATGTATTAATTATAACATGAATTTGGTCTCAAAGTCAAACTTTAGGTAACATTTCTATAACTTTTTAATTTTTATACGGCGAAGTGGTATAATAATAAGTACTATGGCTACTGGCGCAACTACAACTTATGATCTTCCTTATCCCGTTTTAACTGACCCTGTAAATGTCCATGAGGATATTCAGTCATTAGCAGAGCGTATAGAAGATGTTATTTCAAACGTAGGTCTTCCTTTTATTTCACTTGAAGTTAGAAATACAACAGGTGCAACAATTGCAAAAGGAACTCCTGTCTATATTTCAGGGTATTCAACAAAACCATTAATTGCAAAATGCGATTCAGATGATTTAACAACTTTTCCAATGATAGGAATAACACAAGCAGCAATTTCAACTGCTACAGATGGCGTTATTATTGTATCTGGAGTGTTTGAAAATGTTGATACTTCTTCATATACCGCTGGAAACATTCTTTATGTTGCAAATGGTGGAGGTCTTACAAACTCAATTCCTACTGGTGGATCAGGAGCAGTTGCAGTAGTTGCAAAAGTAAATGCTTCAACTGGTGTGATTATTGTTGGCTCAGTTGGTGGCAACGGAACTTGGGGGGCATTGAAAAATGGACTTGCTTAATGGTATAATTTAACAATGGCCGTATATAGAAACCCCAATGAAACTGCAATGGAGACTCAGCCCGTTGCTCCTGCTCCTTCAACATACAATGTTGGAAATATACCCCCACTTGTTAACTGGACTTGTGTAATTGGAGATAGTGCTTCTTTTAGAATTTATGTTGAAGATGATCTTGAAAATCCTTTAGATTATGACACCACATCTGTTGGAGACGATTCTGGATGGGATATTTCTGGAGAGTTTAGACGATACTCTGATAATACTGGGGATGATTTACTTTTTACGATTTACCCAGACCAAACAGAATTTGACGAAGTAGGGGAGTTTACGGTTACACTCTCTCCTGCACAATCTAAGATTTTAAGAACAGGCGATGTGTTTGACATTCAGTTAAGAGATGCTAATCGTGTTTGGACTGTTTGTCAAGGTGAAATGATTATGATTGGTGAAGTCACAGAACAAGATACAGTAAGTTAGTCATGGCAACAACCAATATAATTAATATTGGCAGAAGCCAAACTATCTCAGATATAAAACCAACAACAACAGTAGAACATATACCTGGTCACTCTTCATTAATTTCTAACATTGCTTTTTTAGTTACAGCAGCAACAATTGCAGTATCTCCAACAATTCAAAACATATCAGGCTCTATTGGATCTTTAGTAACTGCAGACTATCCTAAAACAACAACGGTAACGGAAATACTTCCATTTAGATTAACTATAACCAATATTGGTATTGAAGGATATAGGGCAGACAATCCCCCAGGAATTGGGGTTCAGATAATTGGTTTCTCTAACTATATACTTTGAAATATATGATATAATTCAGACATGGCGAAAATATCATTATCAAGCGTAAAGGCCCTGTTTCAGACAGGTGATAGACCAACTCAAGAAAACTATGAAGACTTAATTGATACCGCTTCAGCCCAAGCAACAGATCTGGCTACTGCGGGTAACAATGAAGTAACCAATGAAGTAACAGTCACTGGTATTGAAAATAGTACAATTTTTGATAACTTTACCGCATCAGAATGGAGATCAGTTAAATATACGATCTCATTAAAAAAGAATACTGGAAATAAGTATTATACAACAGAGTTAACTATAGTCCCTGATTCTACAAATGTAAATGTCAGTGAATATGGAATAATAGACAATGATGGGAATATTGGCACCGTTGATGTCTCTATGGCAGGAGGTACAGTTTCACTAACTGTAGTTCCAGTAAATGGGCAGACCCCTATAACCCTACGCTACATGCGTACAGGGTTAAAGGCTTAACCAAGGAGATAAAAAATGGCAACAATAACAAAAGATTTTAGAATAAAGGCTGGATTAGTAGTTGAGGGAGCAACCGCAACCGTTGAAGGCCATGATGTTCTTACAAAGAAAATTGCAGATGCAAAAGGTGATTTACTAGTTGGTACTGCAGATAATGCAATATCTAAATTAACTGTTGGACAAAATAACTATATCTTGACAGCAGATTCAGCAGAAACTACTGGTGTTAAGTGGGCAGCCCCTCAAGCAGTTGGTGTATTTAATACAGAAATTACATTTGAAGGTGCTACAGCAGATGGTTATGAAACCACTCTTAATGTTGTTGACCCAACAGCAGACCGCACAATTACACTTCCAGATGCAACTGGTACAGTAGCCCTTACATCAGATATTACCGTGTCTGCTTCATCAACAAATACTTTTACAAATAAATCAATTTCACTAACAACAAACACAGTAACTGGAACTATTGCAGAGTTTAACACTGCACTTTCAGATCAAGATTTTGCTACAATTGCTGGAACTGAAACATTTACTAACAAGACGCTAACTTCACCAAAGATTAACGAAAATGTTGCTGTAACAGCAACTGCTACAGAGTTAAATGTTCTAGATGGGATTACCTCTACAACAGCAGAACTTAATATCCTTGATGGTGTTACTTCTACTGCAGCAGAACTTAATATACTTGATGGAGCAACACTTACAGTAACAGAATTAAATTATGTTGACGGCGTAACTTCATCAATTCAAACTCAACTAGATGATAAGTCAACAGCATCAAAGACAGAGACTCTTACAAATAAGACACTTACATCTCCAAAAATTAATGAAGATGTTGCTCTTACAGCAACTGCTACAGAATTAAACGTTCTTGATGGAATTACATCATCTACTGCAGAACTTAACCTTCTTGACGGAGTAACTGCCACTACTACAGAATTAAACTATGTTGATGGTGTTACTTCAGCAATCCAAACACAACTAGATGCTAAGTTAGCACTTGCTGGTGGAACCATGACTGGTGCAATTGCAATGGGAACAAACAAGATCACAGGTCTTGGAACCCCTACAGATGCAACAGATGCAGCAACAAAGGCTTATGTAGATTCAGCAGCACAAGGTATTGACTGGAAAGCATCTGTACGGGCAGCAACAACTGCTAACGTAACACTAGCATCTGACCTTGAAAATGGAGATGTACTTGATGGTGTAACTCTTGCTACTGGAGACCGTGTTCTTGTTAAGGATCAGTCAACTGGTTCAGAAAATGGTATCTACGTAGTTAAGGAATCTGGTGCTCCAGATCGTTCAACTGATGCAGATTCAAATGCAGAAGTAACTGCAAACTTTGCGGTATTCGTAGAGCAAGGAACAGTAAACGCTGACTCAGGATTTACATTAACAAATAACGGTGCAGTTACAGTTGGCACTACAGCACTTGTCTTCACACAGTTTACTGGTCTTGGACAAATTGTTGCTGGTACAGGATTAGACAAGACTGGAAACACTCTTGATATTGATTCAACAGTAGTAACATTAACTGGAACTCAGACTCTTACTAACAAGACACTGACATCACCAACATTAACAACTCCTGATCTTGGAACTCCATCAGCAGGAACTTTAACAAATGCCACTGGTCTTCCAGTAGCAACTGGTATTTCTGGTCTTGGAACTGGCGTAGCAACATTTCTTGCTACACCATCTTCTGCAAACCTTGCATCAGCATTAACTGATGAATCAGGTTCTTCAACAGTAGCATTTACTAATAGCCCAACATTTGTTACACCAACTCTTGGTGCAGCATCAGCAACAAGTATTGCTTTTGCAGATGCACTTGTTGGTTCTGCTCTAGCAACTGCTGGAACTTCAGCAACTACAATTGATACATGGTCAGCAACAACATATTCTGCTGCTAAGTACATCGTTCAAATGAAACTTGGCAATGATATTGAAGTAATTGAAATGCTTGTTGCAGTTAACGGAACTAACGATGTTTACGTAACAGAGTACGCTGACGTAATTAGCAACGCAGAACTTGGAACAACAAATGCTGTTTACTCAAGTGGCAATGTTCTTCTACAGGTAACTGCAGCATCAGCAGATACTTCTGTTAAGGTTCACAAGATTTATATTGAAGCATAATTAGGAACGGGAGTCAACTATGGCAACAGTAAATAAAGACTTTAAAGTAAAGCATGGGCTAAACGTAGCCCTTGGCGGTACTTTTGGATCAGCAGTTACAGTAGGCGCTCCAACAGAAAGTACACATGCAGCAACAAAGCAGTATGTAGATAATAAAGAAATTCTTATTCCAACAGGTGGTTCAGAACCTTCCTCAGAAGATTCAACAAATGGTGAACTTTTTATCAATTCTACTGACAATAGACTTTTATTTTACTATAATGGTCAATGGAATACACTTGCATTAGTTCAAGATACACTTGAACTACCACAACACATCCACGATACAGCAATTGATGGAACAGGACTTATTACAAGTACTTTTAAAGATGCTGGTTTTTATAATGAGGGTGGCGCTGAAGAAGATGCTGGTTTTTATAATACCAACAGTTGGGCTGCCACATTTGATGGCGGAATTGCAACAGAAGCGTTTGCTTAATAATCTGTTATAATATGAACATAGACCTACGGAGGAATAAATAATGGCAACAAGAATGCAACAGCGTAGAGGTACCGCATCACAGTGGATATCTTCTAACAGCGGTGATGGTCCAATCCTAAATGCTGGAGAAATCGGCTGGGAGTCAGACACAAACAAGTTTAAAATTGGTGATGGTGTCTCTTACTGGTCAGCCCTTACATACTTCGTAGATGCAACAGATGTTGTTGCAGCAGCCCTTGGTGGTTATGTATTAAGTTCAACAATTGGAGCAATCTCTGGTATAGCAGGTCTTAATGCAGATCAAAACGTCAAAACAAAAAGTGCTATTGAGTTTGAAGGCGCAACAGCAGACGCATATGAGACTATCCTTGCAGTAACAGACCCAACTGCTGATAGAACAATTACCCTTCCAAACGTAGATGGTACAGTTATTACAACTGGAAACCTTTCAGACATTACAAATATTGGAGTATTTACTTCAACTATTACAATGGAAGGTTCTAGCGCAGATGATAACGAACTTACTATTTCAGCAGGAAACCCAACCGCTGATCGGACAGTAACATTCCCTGATGCAACAGGTACTGTTGCTCTTACAAATAACAAGTTGGATGCATTTGCAGCAACTACTTCAGCAGAACTTCGTGGAGTTATCTCAGATGAGACTGGTACTGGCGGACTTGTTTTTGCTGATACCCCAACACTTGTAACACCAGTCATTGGTGCTGCAACTGGTACATCTCTTGCACTCTCATCAAATGATCTTAATGTTGGTAGCCAGTCTGCTGGATTAAGAACAACAGATGCATACACAAACCCAATTGGTGTATTTTCTATTGATTCAGATTCTGACTATGCACAACTAGTAGTTAAAAACACTGGTGTTGGCGCAAACGCTTCATCAGACGTAATCGTTTATGCTGCTAATGGATCAGATGCTTCTGGCTGGATAGATATGGGAATTACGTCACAATCATTCTCAGATCCAGAGTTTACAATTACGGGCGCAAATGATGGATACATCTTTATGGAAGCCCCAGAAGTATTTACAGAATCAGTAACAGTCAAATCATTAACAGACAACGTAGCAACACTAACTATTGGACCAAACGACTTTAGAGTTGGAATGCCAGTAACTGTAACAGGTGTTGACGCAACATTTAACGGTACATATACAATTACAGCCAGAACATCTACAACATTTAGTTATGCTAAAACAGCATCTAACGTGTCAACAGAGGCATGTTCAGGTACAGCAGTTGCTGGTGTGACAGGAGCAGGTAATCTAGTTATTGCAACAGGTGCCAATGGTACACATAACCACATTGTTTTTGCTGCTGGAGGTCTATCTTCAGATAATACACAGATGACTATCTTCCCAGACGAAAATGTTCACATTGAAATTGCAACACCTTCAACATCTCCTACAACAGGAGCATTAACAGTAGTCGGTGGAGTTGGTATTTCTGGAGATATGAACATTAACGGTAATGTGGCTATTGAAGGAACAATTACCTTTGGTGGTGGTGGAACGACTGTAGAGACAGCAAACCTAGCGGTTACAGATCCAGCAGTATTTGTTGGAACTGGAAATCAAGCAGATATTGTTGACCTTGCCTTTATCGGAGAGTACGCAACTTCAATTTCTACAATTACAAAAACTGTTTCAAATAAGGCCTTAACATCAAACGTTGCAACACTAACAACATCAGCAGAACATACATATCTTGCAGGAGATGTTGTAGTTGTTTCTGGTGTAGACGCTACATTTAACGGTACTTATAGCATTATTGACGTACCAACCAACGTAACATTTACATACGAGAAGACAGCATCAAATGTGACCTCAGCAGCAGCCTCTGGCTCTGCAGCGGTATCAGCCAGACGTAAGTTTGCTGGTATTGCAAGAGATGCATCAGACGGAGTACTTAAAGCATTTAAAGATGCAACAACTAAGCCAACTAGCACAGTTAACTTCTCTGAGGCTGGATTAGGATATTCTGATCTACGGGTTGGTGTACTTACAGCATCATCAGTTGCTCTTGGAAATGATTCAACACTTGGTACACCAACATCTGTAACACTAACAAATGCAACTGGACTTCCAGTCTCAACTGGTATTTCAGGTTTGGGCACAGGAGTAGCAACATTCCTTGGAACTCCATCTTCTGCAAACTTTGCTTCAATGATTTCAGATGAAATTGGAACAGGAAATGTTATTCTTTCTGAACTTGCAACAAATAATCAAACAGCATCTTATACACTTGTTCTTGGAGACAAGGCAAAGGTAGTTGAAATGGCTGTTGGTTCAGCAAATAATTTAACAGTTCCAGCAAATGCATCAGTTGCTTATCCAGTAGGAACACAGATTCACATTGTTCAGGTTGGATCAGGACAGACAACTGTTGTAGCAGCCGACGGAGTTACAATTAACACAGCAACAACTCTTAAGTTAAGAGCACAGTGGTCTGCAGCAACTCTGATTAAGAGAGCAGAAAACACTTGGGTTCTTGCAGGAGATCTTGCAACATCATAATAGAACTCTAATAAAATAAGTTAACTTAAAGTTAACAAGTTAAAAACTCCACACAAAAGTGGGGTTTTTTTCTTTTTGGCGCTATGCTATACTTTATTAAGACTGTGGAATAAAAACATAAGAACAGGACAACGTAGTGGAAAATAAAAAATTCTTTTTTATGGCAGGTCTTCAAAGATCTGGTGGAACCGTATTATCATCAATATTAAACCAAAACCCTAGAATGCATTGTTCACCTTTGTCTCCACTTATGTCAATGCTTGAAGAATCTGAAAAATCTTATCAATTTCATCAAAACCTTAATTTTGATAGAAGTTCTGGAATTAATTCTGTATTAAAAAATATGACTAACAATTTTTATTCTGATCATAATGAAAAATATATAATAGATAAAAACCATTGGTGGTCATTTCCAATAGGGGTAGACATAATAAATAAATATATTACAGAAGACATTAAGATTATTTGCCCAGTTAGAGACATAATAGAAGTACTTGCGTCATTTAATACTATTATTGAAAAAAATAATATTAAAAATGCATACAACGCTATTGATGATGGTACATTAAGATATACTCACCCAGACAAGCCTATGGCAGATAGGCGAGCAGACTTTATGATGATGCCAGATAAAGACATATCCTCACATCTTTATGGAATGGGTTTTGCCAAGCAACCAGAATTTAGACACATGTTTCATTTTATTGAGTACAATGATCTTATAAAAAACCCTAAAAGGGTTTTAAATGATCTCTATGATTATTTAGAAATTGAAAAGTTTGATCATATTTTTGAGGGATTGGAGTCAAACATTCCAAGAGAAAACACTATTGGTATTTATGATTTACATACCGTACATCCTAAATTAGAAAAAAAATCTGTTGACCCTAGAAGCATATTTAGTGAAGACACAATACGTAGATATTCTGGACTTGAATTTTGGAGAGATTTAAAATAATAGTTTTGACAGAGTTTAATTTTTAAGGTATACTCTATAATATAAGAAAGGTTTAAAATGATTATTCAAATTATTGGTCTTCCAGGATCAGGAAAAACAGAACTGGCAAAGGCTTTAAAAGAGCGTATTAACGCTATTCATCTTAATGCAGATGAGGTTCGTGCAACAGTAAACTCAGATCTTGGATTTACTGAAGAAGACAGAATTGAACAAGCACGTCGCATGGGAGAGATGGCAAGACTTATCTCTAAGCAAGGAGTTGCTCCAGTAATTGTTGACTTTATTTGCCCAACCGATTTAACTCGTGCAGCATTTGGTAAGCCAGATATTTTGGTGTTTATGGACACAATTGATGAAAGTAGATTTGAAGATACAAACAAAATGTTTCAGCGCCCAGAGAATACTGATATTTGTTTTATTAGTCATAAATTTAATACAGAAGAAAAGGCATCTCGTATTATTGATAAGTTTGGTTTGCACGACTGGTCAGCACCCACAACACTTATGCTAGGTAGGTACCAGCCTTGGCACGAAGGCCACCACGCCCTTTACAAGGAGGCTGGCAAGAGAACTGAGCAAGTACTTCTTGGAGTCCGTAATACCTACAATACAAGTGAAAAAGATCCGCTTAAATTTGA